TACTTCGCGTTCGGCCCTTCCTCGGCCCCCGCCCACGCCCTGACGCGCTTCTGGGCGGCGACGTTATCCCACGCCCGGCCCCTGTCGGCCAACGGCCAGTCAGTCTTGCCGGAGACGCCCTTGGCGTCCCTTTCCTCCTCCTCGCTCTTCCCCGGCCCCGGCCTCTCGGCGCGGCGCATTTCCCCGCCGCACTTGGGGCACTTCACGTCCCGGCAGTGCTCGTCGCTCTCTATCGTGTGGCCGCACTCCAGGCACTCGCACAGGTACGGCCCCCCGTCGTCGTCCTGCTTCGGCGGGGCGTCCTTCTTGTGGTCGTCCACCCACTCCTGGGCTTCCTCGACGCTGAACTTGTCCTTGTCAAAAACGTAGCTCTGGACAGTCATGGTCGTTTCGCCCTTCAGCTTGCCGACGACGGCTTGGATGCCATTGTCCGCCGCGCCGATGCTGATAGTGCGGAACGAGCCTTCCTGGAAGTCGCCGGGGTCGCGCACCCGGATGCGGATGGTGTTCTCGGTCACGTCGGGGGCGGGCTTGTCCTCGGAGGGCTGGGCTTTGGCGGAGGTGGTGGTAGTGGCGGAATTCATCGCAAAAATGACGGGGCTGATTTCGTAAAGCTTCACCGTGCGGAGATTCCTGACAGTAACGTTCTTGCCATTCCTGTCCACGCTGGTGAAGTCATAATCCAGAGCGTCGTAGCCGAAGCTCCATTCTTCCGCTGCCCCGTTTTTCAGGCGGCTGAAAACACCACGCCCCTCCGGCGTGTCCATGAGCATTTGGATTTTGGCGAACGCGCCGCCCGTCGCTTCAGGCGTTTTCTCCAGTACTTCAGGCGGCAATTGATCCCGTCCCACTTCCGCCAACACCAACGGCTTGCCGACTATCCGCATGATAGAGTCTGCCTGGTGGTTGTCCAACACCTTGACCTTGTGCCCCCGTTCGGTGAACGTCTTGGTGAACGCACCGAGGTGCAAAATGTCATCTCCCTCATCCACGTTGCCGAAAATCGCGAAGAAGGCCTCGATGATGCCCTGGTCCTCGTCAGTCTTGGTGATGAACGCGGGAAAGGTTTTGTGTTCTATCTTCCTTTCTGTCATTTTCTCACCCCCTTTGCCGTGTGCCATCGGGCAGTGGGCGGTGGATTATGTTTAGTTGCGGGAAACAAAAAAAGCCCCTTGTCCGCTTGGTTCTCCGTAGCGGTCAAGGGGCCGTGTGATTCAATCAGTGGGCCGGGCTATCCAGTTGTCAAAAACAGAAACGGCCCGCGTCGCGTGTCGGTGGCGACTGCGGGCCGTGTGCTTGGCAGTGGGCCGGGTTATGAGATTACAGCTTCTCAGGCTTGTATCCGATCACCAGTTCGGCCACGAGGTACACGAGCGCCGTCAGGTGCCGGATCATCTGGCTGAATATCTCCAGTTTGCGCTTCTTGTCCATCATCTTACCATAAATGCGGGCGTTTGTCAAGAATCCCTTAGAGCCACTTTCCGGAAAATATCCCGTCCTGATTGCCAAGTAATCACTTCCATAAGGGCATAAAAGGCATGTTCAAAGGGGATGACAGTTGTGGCCGCCAATCTGTAAGCTTGTAATACTACTTGCTCCGCATTCTCGATATATTCTGGATTGCTGATGCCAGCAGCAAGGGCTCTATATTTAGCTTCCCATTCTGTCATTATTTCGTCTCGCTCATTTGTCTTGTTCGCCTGAAAACGAAAGAGCCATTTTCATATCCCTAATCATATCCTCAATCCGTTCATTCCCCTTCACCTAAAACCTTTGCCAGCAACTCTTGTTGTATCTTCAACTGGGCGTCAATGTAGGCGCGGTAAAACTGGCGATAACGACCTGGGAACAGAAAGCGATAAAGCCGAGTGCTAGTAGGGCCGCCGTACATTTTCTTTTTCAGCGCGGCGTATTCCGACCACGATGGCAGGCTTTTCAATTGGATGCGAATACCCAGGCTCTCAATGATAACTCGCGTCCCCTTCTTAATGCCTTCTGCCAACGCGTCGACGGCGGCGTCGTAATCAAGATGTTCCATGTAATCAGTGTTCATTTCGTCTCGCTCGGCCCCACGACGGTGTTCGGCAAAGTGCCGCGCCGCAAGTCCTCTGGCCCTGGCTCGCAGTCGCACCGCCTCACGTCCGGCGCGTTCACCGCCCCGCAGCGCAGGCAGAGCCAGCCGGTGGGGATTTCTTTTTCTTCATCATAATACACTGCTATTACCTTGTCCACCATTTCTATGAATTCTCCTTCTTCCACCGTCAAGTCGCGTTTCATGGCATCTTCTTTGATAGCTATAATACGAGCAAGAATATCAACCAGCTTAGCATATTCATCCTCCCACCATACCTGTCCATGTTTATGCGTCGCCGTCGTCTCGCTCATTCGTCCCTCATAAAGATGTCCCGACAAATAGAAAATGAAAGGGATGTCATCATTGGTTCCAATTTCTAATACGGGTCCCCACGCTTGGAAAAGTTGTTTGCCAAGCCTTTTTGTCATCGTTATTTTAAGAAGGTAGGGAAATTCATCATAGCTATCATTGATTGCACCTGTTACAAATTCTACGAACATTTCCCCTCCAACGCACACACGGGCGCGGCCAGCCGCTTCCGCTTCGCCCTCGCCAGCCGCTCCCTGTAGTCGGCCTCCATCAGCGCGATGGCCTCGTATAGGTTGCCGCCCGTCCAACCGCCCGCCAAGGAGACGCCGTGCCGCTTCATCCAGCCCACGTCGGCCATCGTCAGGTCCTTCTTCGCCAACTCGACGACGGGTTCATAGCTGGCGGCCTCCGGGTACTTGTTGATGATCTGTAATAGTTTCTGCCGAGCCACGTCGCCCTCCGGCTTGCCGCGCTGGTCGTCGGCCAGGCGGGCCAGGGCGCGGACTTTGCGCTTCCAGCGGTTCATCCCTCTGCCTCCTCCGCAAGTTCCCGGTTGATCCCGTCTATCATCTTCTTCGTTCATTTCTCTTTTCTGGCCCGCTCCCAGTCGGCTAACCGCCGCAGCGCCTTGACGTCCCGCCACGTGGGGAGCGCGCCTTCATGCTGCTCCGCCAGCCGCCACACGGCCAGCGTGACGACGGCGCGCCGGTAAGCGACGTCCAGCAGCTTTCCGAAGCGGTGCCAGAGGTAGCGCAAGTCGGTGACGAAGCCCCGGTCGCGGATGGCGACGATGACGTCATATTGCCAGGAATCTGGTTCCAGCACCCGCAGCTTGAACGGCCCGAACTCGAACCGGTCCCCTGGCTGGCATGGAAACTCGTCATATCGGGCTTGGCAAACCTTGGCGGCGTCCAACAAAAGGCGCTCGGAGAATCTGGCAATATCGCCGCCCGTCCATTTGTAACCGTAGCGCTCCACGCCGCCCAGGGCGTCGTAATGGGCTTCTACCTCGATCAAGCCTTCCTTCTTACTCATCTTGCCACCTATCCCATATTCTATCACACAACTCCTGCACGGCCAATTGCGTCTTCTCCAGCCGCTTGTTGGCCTTTTCCGCTTGCTTGTGGATCACGGCCACGCCGCACAGGACGAAGAACAGCAGCAGGGCGACGGCGGCTTGTCCGAGGCAGAGGAGCCAGATGTTCATTCTAAGTCAAACTTCCCCGTGACTTTGAAAGCGAGGCGGCGCAAAGCACCATGCGTGCTGTCAAGACCCATTGCAACCAGGACGACAAAAAACGTATTGATGCAATTCCAGGCGAACAGAAGAGCGATGAAAGCCGCCAAGTGTTCAAGGTCGTCTTGCAGATACGCCATGAAAAAGTCAATTACACTTTCACGCATCTTGCGCCCTCCTCCAATCCAGCGCGTTCTGCCAGAAAATGTCGTGCCAGTGCAACGTCAACTCGCGGGCAAAGTCGTGCCCCAGGCCAGCATCTACCAAGGTATCATAATATGCCTTGACGAGCGGGCCGCACTGCGAGAGCATGGTTTCTGTTTCTTCGGCTTGCTTGGCGAATAGCACCGGATCAAAGTTAGACATTTGACCAATCCCCCCCAGACAGACCATGAGTTTTCTTGGTTATTATAGGTATGGTAATAACGTACATCTGCACATTGGATGAAGTGGCGGTGAAATTACATCCTCATAGTCGAACTTCATCGTCTGTTGCTTACCGTCCTCCATTTCAACCGCCATCGTGTCGCCCCGTTTCCAAAAGCTGTCGCCCACCTTGATGATCTTCTCGTGCATCTCCGCGCACCAGGGGCAACGTCGTTCGTCAATCGCTGAATACCATTGTTTGAGTTGTATCCCCCACCCGTTGTAAAGCATGTCGGCTGCCCGACCACTCGCCCTGATACTCTCAGTCCTCGATATGTTTTCGCGCCGGTAAGCCGGCATCCGCTGCTCGAACCAGGCGAAGTCCTCCGGCGAAAGGTCGCCCCCCATCCATTGCCCGAAAACTTCTTCCAAATGCTTTTGCATCGTCGGGATGCTCCACCCCTCTTCCATCGCCTGCCTGAAGACCTGGCTCATCATGTTGTCGGTAACATCAATGATTTCCTCGGTGAACGGCATCAGGTAGGAATCCAGGAACTCGCTGGTGAGTACGTTGTACACGTCGAATTCCATCCCGAACTCCGCGTTCAACTGCGTTGCCCTGTCCACTATCAGCCCCGATACGACTGGCACGAACGTCTTCCGCCAGTTGTCCTTGCCCGCCATCGCCAAATAATCGGTCACCGCCAGCAAGACCGTCCCCCAGGCCACCGTCGCCTTGTCCTGCAATGCCTTCGCCTTGCCTTCCGAGACAATGGCCAGGATCTCCCGCAGGTCGTTCCCGAACGCCTCCGCCGCCGCGTCCCCGAAGCGTTTCTCCCACGAGCGGGCCTGGGCGTCCATCTGCTTCCAGAAGGCGGCTTTCTGCTCGGCGGTCATGCGGGACTGCTCCGGCGCTTCCGTCTCTTCCTCTTGCGCTATGGCCTTGGCTTCTTCTCCCTCCGCCTGCTCCTGCGCCCCCGGCGCGCCTTCCTCGGTTTCGGACTCCGCTTCTCCCTCCTCCCCGAAGCCCCGCGCCGGGACCTCGATGAGCGTCATGGGGATCAGGTACACGTCGCCGCCCTCGACGGGGTCGAATTTGAGCACCGAGCGGTACTCGTTGCGGGTGATGCCCCCCGACTTGAAGGCCGTCGCCGCTGCTTCTTTCTTATCCGCCTCCGTCGGCGTCAGGGCAGGCACCCTGGACAGGTCGAAGGCCACGAACTCGCCGCGCTCCCCTTGCAGGTAATACTGGTAGTCCGCTTCGAACCAGCGCAGCTCCGGCGCCATCGTGTCCTCCCAGAACGCCTTGCGGGCCTCCTGGTAATTCGCGTAAGTAGCCCTGGAAAGGCCGATCCGGGTGCCGATCAGGATGGGCGGCACGCCGAAGGGTCCGGTGATGCGGGCCTCGCTGCGCTCGTCTATGACCTCGAAGCCCATCTCGTCAAAGGACAGGCCGAGGCGCTGGTACTCGCCGCCCTGGTCCAGCACGGCGATCTTGTGCATCTCGTCCGTGCCGCCGTAGATCTCCATCCACCGCTCGCGGGCGCGGGCCACGTCCACGTCCGTCATCGGCACGTCGAACTTCAGCAGGCCTGGCGGCATCGCGCCTTTCTCGAAGAAGAGCTTGAGGTACTTGGTGACCTGGTTGTCCACGTCGGCCGAGCGGGCCATGGGGGAGACGGGCGAGAGGCCGTAGCCCAGGCCGTCGAGGGGGTCGAGCGGGTTGGGAAGCTTGACGTGGATGACCTGTTGCGGCAGATAGGGCACGCCGTCGGCCTGCGATTTGCCTTCGGGCACGTAGTAGAAGCCGAGCAGCTTCTCGTCGCCGTCCCTGGCCTTCAGCGCCTTCCCGCCAGCGTCCAGAAGGGCTTTGTGTTCCCCCTTCTCTTTTTCGCCCACCCTCCACGTCGGATGGAACTTCATGGTTTTACCACGGTAGTCGGGGTGCGGGACGATGTACGTCCTGTCCGGCCGCAGCAGCCACAGCGCTTTGGGCACCGGGCCGCCGTCGGGGTCCGGTTCCACGTAGATATAGACGTTGCCCGCCAGGTTGAGGTAGACCTCGGCGATGCCTTGGAACTCGCTCCAACTCATGTAGCGGTTGGGGCGGGCCGCGAGCCGCTGCAAGGGGGGGTCGGCGGGCAGGAGCTCCGGTTCGTCCTGCGTGCCGCCGTAGGCCCGGAGCGGCGCGATGGTGATGGACCGCACCTTGTACATGATGGCCGAGTAGACGACGGCGTTCTCGTTGAAGCCCTCCTGGGCATAGGCGGTGTAGTTGACGATCTGCCACTGGGGTTGGCCCATCCTCCAGGACGACCACAGGAACGGCGCGGCCTTCGCCTCCCCTGGCCAGGTGGGGACGGCCATCGGGGCACGGGCGGCGGGGCGGCGCGGGGCCATGTAGCGCGTGCCGTAGCGCCAGAAGTCCAGCGTCCATCTCAGGCGTTCAAGGAAGTTCGGTTTGTCCATCATTATTCTCTGTCCCGGTTATAGAAACGAAAGAGCATAACTATGAAAAACGTTTGTAGCAACTCAATCATAACGAATAACCACTCGCTGTCTGTCATCCCACGAAAACACCTTTACGCTTCAAATTCGCCAACACCACCGCGTCCCCGCAGTCAGGCGAACGCTTCAATCGTTTGACGATATCCTCCTTGCTCTCTACCTGGACGCCCTGCGTGGTGATCTTCCATTTCGGTGCGGTCAGATCGGCCAGCAGTTCCGGATCGTCGGGCAGGGCCACGTCGTCGCCGTCGTGCGGGTCCAGGCTCTCCCTCATGCCCCAGTACGCCTCGGCCCGCACGTTGCGCATCTCCAGCCGCTTCGACTTGTCCCTGGCTTTGGTGCCCTCCCCGAAGTTGACGCCCTTGACGCTGAAGCCTTGGTCGCGCAAGATGTCGTAGGGCGACGAACCCCAACCGACGATGTCCAGGTTGACGGGCACGGACTTGTCCCCGCCGACGGCGCTCACCACCAAAGCCGCCGCCCTCGGCCCGTCGGTCACGGCTTTGCCGGGATGCTTCGCCAGTTCGCCGAACCAGTTACCCCAGCGCGGGGCCATGACCATCCTGTCCTTGCCGCCCCTGGCTACGTCCACGCCCAGGCAGGTCATCGGCTCTCCCGGTTTCTCCCTTTCCTTCCACCGCTCTTGGGCGAGGCGGACCCAGTCGGTCGGTATGATCTGCCAAGGGTCATCCCCGACTCCGATAGTAAAGTCTCCATATAGGAGCTGACTTCTGAGAGGCTCCGGCAATCCCTGTAGAATTGCCTCATAGCCCGTGTTAGCAAGGTAAGGGTTATCCGAAAGGCGTGCAGGTATAAAAGTGCGGCTTTTGGGCTGAATCGTTTCTCCGTCATGCTCGAACGGCTCACCGCTTTCCACCTCCACGTCCTCGTCCCCGACCCTGGCGAACCAGCGCAGTTCCCCCGGCACGGCGGGGTCGGGGTGCTTCTCGTCCAGCCAGGGAGCCCAAAATTTAATTACCCAACGTCCCGTTGCTGCTGTGGGTGGATTACCACAGGCAATCACGCGAACTCTCTGGCCAAGAATCGTAGTCCTGGCCCATGCTGTCAGAAATCTAAATTGATGCTCAGTGAAATCTGCGATTTCATCGAAGGCCACTAAATCGTGGGGACGACCTTTGAATCGAATTACATCCTTCTCGTATTGGCAACTTGCTAGTTCAAGAATACGATCACCAGGTATGTCCCTCCAAAGCCCACTGACTGAATTGTATTTTGCATTGGTGTCAGCGAGAATCTCGTGGGTTCTCAAGACCACATCGCGAAGCTGCGGAAATTCCCGGCGTAGGAGCAAGCTCTTTTTGTGGCTTGTAAGGGCTAATCCGATAAGCAGATCGCTTTTTCCCCCGCCTGCTTGCCCTCCGAAATAAAGAATATCTGCTTCAGACAAACATGCCTGAAGTTGAGGCCCAGGGAGCGGCAACCAAAGTGCTTGATCCGGATATTGATAAAGATAGGTCAACCGAGAGATCGGA